CGATTTATAGACATGACAGCTTGGTATAATAAATACAAAGATTTTCCATACTTACATTTAGGTAATAATGCTGAGACAGGGATTGATTGTTTTAATCTCTGCAAATTAGTGTATCTAAATGAATTAGAAATAGATTTTCCTTATACTACTTCTGACTTTTGTAAAATAGTAGATGAAGACTGGTATAGTAAAACACAGGAAAGATTTTTTGAAATAAACGCAAACGAGAAGACAGGGTGGAGAAAAGTTAAAGAACCACAGCTTTATGATATTATAACTATGAGTTTAGGTTCTACAAATATAACTAATCATTGTGCTTTATATGTAGATAGAAATAAAATACTACAAACTATGATAGATCATAAAAGTTGGATTGCTCCTTATGGGAATTACTATAAACAATATACTACGGGGGTATATAGATGGAAAGATTTGTAAAACTAGTTGAGGATATGAACGCACATGCTATGCAAGATTATCCTAGAGAATGTGTAGGAATTATAACTAATGATTTTACTTATATACGTTGTACTAATACCTCTCCTTATCCTAAAACAACTTTTATATTAGATCCTGCAGATTTAGTTAGAAATGATGATAATATATGGGGTATTTTTCATTCCCATCCTGGTGAAGATAATCCTATACCTAGTAGAGAAGATAAAGTAAGTGCAGCTTTTCAAGAATATAAGTTTTTAGTAGGTTTTAATAATAAATTTTTTATATATTGGCTAGACCATAATGTAGACGCACTCATATTTGATGAGTTTAAGGAAGAACATCTTGTTAATTAATATTAAAATACATTCAGCATATAATAAGTTTTTTGAAGAAAAAGAATACACTTTTGATGCGTATATTGCAGCGGATGTTATGCATTATCTTAAGGCTGTACACCCTAAATTTTCTAAGTATATGACACAGATTGGTTCTGGAGACTCTGATGAATCTTTTTCTCTACTTGACAGTAATTTAAAAGAGATTACTGAAGAAATGCTAGAACTTAAACATTTTAAAGATGGAGACACTATACATTTAGTTCCTAATATATGTGGTGGCGGCGGTAAATCAGGTAGAAAAATGTTTATGATTGCTGCTGTTATACTGTTAGCTATGACCCCTCCTGGACAAGCTATGTTAGTAGGTCTGAAGGCAAAAATAGCAACAGGTATGGCTGCAGGTAAAGGTTTAAGTTTATTTGGTCAAGTGGCTTTAAATATAGGTATGTCTATTATAGGAAGAATGTTTACTAAGTCTCCTGCTGCTAGACAACAACAAAAAACTACAGAATCTACTACTAGAGATAATGGAATGTTTGGTAGTCTAACTAATAGTTCTGAGAGTGGTACTCCTATTGCTTTAATATATGGACAACATAGAGTAGCTGGTCAATTTTTAAGTGGATATATAAGTTCTATTCCTCATGGCAGTGGAGACCAAATTAGTGTAGGAGCGCAGTTCGATGGCGATTAGAAATTTTGTTAATCATTCAAATACTCTTGTTCCCCAAATACAAGGTGCTAAAGGCGGCAAAGGTGGGTCACAACAAGAACCACATACTCCAGTAGAACACCCTCAAAGTTTATTTTCTACTGATATTCTTTTTATCGTAGTAGGACTTGGAGAAGGACCACTATACAGAATTAATCCTAATGGTCCTCAAGATATAGAACTTGGAGATAGCTCTATTGATGATTTAGTCAATTTAGATGGTGATGGACTAGAACAAACTAAAAAATTTAAAACATTATCTGCTATGGGTACACCAGTACAAAGTAGATTAGATGTATTTGGCGAAACTACTACCACTCCGCAAAACTTTGCATCTCCTGTTTCGTTAAAAAGTGGTAGTAGCGGCATACCTGCTTCTGGAGTTACCTTACAAGAGACTTCGGCTAAAGACTGGGATGCTTTAGAATTTCAATTTAATGTTGGATCTCTACAAAGAATTACAGATAAAGGCGATGTACTAAATCACAGCTTAAGTGTAGCTATTACAGTTTTTAATAGTACTGGATCAACTGAAATTGCTTCTGCTAGTAAAACTGTTAGTGGTAAAACAACTGTTAGTTTTAAATTTAACGTAAAGATTCAAATACCTGAAGAAAGTAAAAGTACTAATGGTTATAAATTTTCAGTTAGAAAGTCGTCTAGTGATTCTTCTAGTTCTGGTACTACTGATGATGTGAGACTACTTGGTTGGAATGAAATAGAAAATTCTCCACAAGCATACCCTAGAACTGCTCATATAGGCTTTGCGTTAAAAGCTACTGATGAACATAGTGGTATTCCTACTTTTACTAGTTTAGTAAAAGGTTTATTACACAAAGTTCCTACTAACTATAATCAACCTACCTTAGTTAATGGAGAAATTGATTGGAGACATATAGAAGTCCCTGCTACAGGTGCTGATAGTCCAGCAACAGCTGGTTACTATATGCAACAATCAGGAACAACAATTCAAACTAGTTCTACTATTAATATATATAATGGTACTTGGGATGGTACTTTTGTTTATTCGTGGTCACAAAATCCTGTATGGATTATATACGATATACTAACAAATAAAACATATGGATTAAATGTGCCAGAAAGCAATATTGATAAATATAGATTTTATCAAATAGCTCAATATTGCGATGCTTGCGACTATACTACTGGTAATTTTGTAGGAGTAGATGGTATTGCTGATGGTACTTTTAGAAGTAAACCTAGAAATACTTTTACAACCACACGAGAGAATCAACTAGGTATAGCTCAAGGTACTAAGATAAGAGAAAGAAGATTTACCTTAAACTGTATTATTGCAGATCAAAAACAATCATTTGACACCCTTAATGCGTTAGCTGCTAGCTTTAGAGGAGCTATAATATATGCACATGGTAAAATAACTATGGCATGTGATTTACCTGATGAAACTCCTGTTATGGTATTTAATGAGACTAATATAAAAGAAGATACTTTTGTAATAGCAGGTAATAAAGAAAGTGATGTATTAACAGGGGCAGATGTTAGTTATGTAGACCCCGGTAATCATTATAAAAGAGAAACAATACGTATAGATCAATTAGGAAGTAATGATGGTATTAGAAAAACTGAGATAGAAAATTTAGCGTCATTAGACGTACCCGGTGTTACTCGAAGAGGGCAAGCTCTTAGATATGCTCAATATCAGATTGCTTCTTCTAGATACTTAAGAAGAACTTGTAATTTTACCACTAGTACAGACGCATTACAACTAGTGCCTGGAGACGTAATTGCAGTATCACAACAGGCTAATGGTGTGGCATATGGTTATGGCGGTAAGATAAGAGCAGACTCTGCTGTTAAGGCAGGCAATACTAATGTATTTCTAGAACACTATACTGTTCCTTCTTTATCTTCTACAAATTTCACTGCTAATAGTGGTCCTTTAGTTCTTAGAGTTATAAAAATGAATAGTGATAAGATTGATGTGTATATGCTTTCTGATGGAACAACTGGAACAGGAGGTACATCACCTGGTAATGGCTTTGAACTGACTAAGACTGATGCTGTTAATTCTGGTATAGATCATGCTATTGTAAATCCTATTAAAAGATATAACCCTATAACTAAAGTATGGGATAACTATTCTGCTTTTACTGCTAATACAGCTCCTACTAAGGGAGATTTATGGACTTTTGGAGAGATAGAATCTGAAGGAGATATATACAGAGCTAAAAGTGATAAACTATTTAAAGTAACGCAAATAGAAAGAGAAATGGATGATGAAGAGGTTAAATTACAAGCTGTTGAGTATATATCTAATGTATATGTAGATTCAGATAGTTTTATTGATTATAAACCTACCGCCTATACTGATATTCAATCTGCCTTATCAGTACCTCCTACTCCAGACTTTACTTTTACCCTTAATCCTAGACGATCTTTAGATGGTTCTGTTAGTATGGATGGTTTACTACGGTCCTCTACAGAATTAGAAGGATTTGGAATTACTTATGTTACTGATTATGAAATATCTAAACCTTCTGGATCTTCTTTAGTAGCAAATGGAAGTTTATCAGGAAGTAGTGGGCAAACTCTAAATGTAGAAACTGCTAATGTACTTATAGGAGAAGTAAATCCTGTAACTTTATCAGGTAAAAATGGTTTTTCTAGTCGTATAGGTGAGATAAAATTACTATGCACTGCTATAAATCTTGTAGATACTGCTGGAGGTACATCCGATGGTAATATACAATTTACTTTAGAAGGTTTTGGTCAGCTATTTGATGAAAATTTTCAAACTCATTTATTAGATGCTAATGATGCCGCTGTTTTTGGAGCACTAAAAGGTACAGACAATATAACTATACCAATTAGAGAAAAAACAGAACAACAAGGTTTATTGAACTTTGTAGGATTTGCTGGAACTATTACAGCACTTAGTCAGCCTATTGTAGATTCTGCTACTGCTACTGATACTGTAAAAATTACAAACACAACTACAGACGGAGTTACTCTTCTTAATAAAATTCCAGAAGCACCTTTTTATGTTACTTTAAACCAACTTTTAGATGCTAGACATTACGCTAATAATAGCTTTTATGTATCTGGATCAGAACATACATATATTAAAACTGGTGAATTAACAGCATCTACTACTAATACTCTTGAACTAGCTGTACGCCCAAGAGATAAAGTTTTCGTTAGATTTTTTGTAGATGGTAAACAAAAAAACGTTGGACAATATACTTTAAATAATTCAGGACCAAATGCTACTATTGAATATGATAGTGAATCTTTAGATACTGCTTTTAGAGCTGAAATAGATTATTATACTGTTCCTATATTTGAAATGGGAGATAATGTACAATCTTCTTTTTCAAATGTATTTAGTATAGCCACTAGTAGCTATGATCCCTTATCTCCTAAGTATAATGCTGCTTTAACTGAAAATTATATATACAGAGTACATACAGCTTCTAAACCTAAATCTAATTTAGGAGGATTACAGTTTACAAATATATCCAGAAATCCTTTAGGATCTATAGGTAATGTATCTGGCGGTTCAGGTACTCTTGATTATGATCCTACTGAGTATCCTGGAAGGTTTACATTAGCTAATAATAGAATATATGAGTTACAGGTTGGATCAGATTTTGAAAGTATATTTTTAACTGAAGATATGATAATACCTAATCTGTTAGCAGGAACAACATCTATAAGAGCAAGAAATAAAACTAGAGGTGGAAGAACTAGTCCTTTTAATACTAAGTCTCTTAATATATCTCCTATTCCTATACAAAAAGTAGAAGAAGCTGCAATACATGAATCTTTGTATCGCGAACAAACTGGTGGTG